GTTCAATGCGACGCCTTACTCTTGGATCTTGTGTGTTGGGGTTATACATTGATATTCTCAGCGTCAAATTCACTTAGAAATTTTTCGTCTTCTACAAATTCATCAAATGTGCAATCAGGTTCAATGGTTTCACAATCTAACATCTGCTGGTATAATTTTACATATGGTGATTTGCGTTCATTAAGCAAGGCCATTGTTGCTTCTTTAGATTCTATCCATTTCATACAACACCTCTTAGTTCAAGTTTTTTTTGTTCTCTGTATCTTAAATTCTGTTGCAGTAATTTAAATCTATCTTGTTTGCGTGGTTCTATCCATTCTATTTTGTATTGTTCCGTAATTTCTTTTGCAAAATTAACTTTTAACCAAGTAATCCATTGATTACAATCAGAACAAAGCAGTGCAGGAACCAAATAGGATCTGCCCTTAAAAAAACGGGGTTGTATCACAATCTGATGTGTGTGATGTTTATCTAATGTGGGTTCGTGTGCCATTCGTTATACTCCATATGTGTATTTAGTGTTATTTATGCAAACACTAAATAAAGTATAACAAAAAGGGTCTAATTAGTCAAGTTTTGATTTTACCAAAGCAGTGGTCTTGCCACAATCCTCGCACCAACGGCGTGCCAAAACATCTCTTAGGTTGCCTCTGCTGGATTCTGCTTTGTTTGAATGATTTTGATAGAAGCGTAGATTGAAATCTGTTGAGCCACAGAATTGGCAGGTGTCAAATTGAAACATCTGTTTGCGTAAAAGATTATAAGTGTCTGGTTCTACCTTCAAATAGGGCACTATAAACTCCAAACAACTGCTAGAACCACCAATAAACCCACCGTTAGTAGCACGGAACCAAGCCTTAGAGCGGCGATTATTGTTTTTAGGTCCTTTTGCACGTGGGCTAGGTGATTGTTTGCTATAAGGTCTAATTTACGCTCTACAGCATCCATTCTAGTTTCTAGTTTGTCTAATTTTTCGTTATGTTGCACTTATTGCCGCTCCTAATGATATTCTGCGCCATTCTGGATTGCCTGCTGAATCCGTTTCACCTGATGCAACCGCAAGGCATAACACGCCTGCGTCACCATCTGAACATACAGCAACATCGCCTTCTGCAACGTCTGTGCGTCCTTCCAATTGCGCCACTGTTTGTGGATTAAGGTTAAGGATGTGTTCTATATTAACCTTGTCTGTGTTTGGATCCAATAGTAGATCCTGTGCCGCACTTGATGTAATCGTGTTTGGCAGTTGTGTGTTTAGGATTTTTGAACTTGCATCCAAACCCGCAACACCATTTGCTGTGTTTCTTCCGTTTATTACTGCTAATAATTCAACTAACGCATCATAAAGGTTCTGCCTTGCCAATGCTGGCGATTTAGTGCCATCTGAGAGGTTAGTTGTGTTTATATTTCCTGCTGTTCCCCAAGCCATCTATATTCTCCTTATGTTACTATGTTTCCTCTGTCATCACTGCTTAACGCTGGCAATCCCGTTACCATTGCATCAATCACAACATCTGTTTGTGCATTGCCATCTCCTGTATAGATATACAGTCTTGGCGGTGTTGGTTCCTTATCAACATAAACATTTGCTTTCTTAAAGGTTGTTTCTTCAACATACAAATCAAATGTAGAATCTTGTGGGCCAACATAATAGTCAGTATCAGTTGCGCCTTCTACATATTTACCCGCAACACGCTGAACCTGTGTAATAATGCTAGTAATTCCGCTAATACCTTCCAACCCAGTAAGTTCTCTATATCTGTCATCACCATATGCGGTTCCTCCCAATGGTAAAGTGCTAGTATCTAAGTCAGTAAGTGTTCTAGTAATTACTTCTTGGTTAGCACTGGTTGTCATAGTTCTTATATGTGGCGTTTCACCAGTTGCACCAGCACTGTCATCATAATCCACGCTGGCAGTAAATTGAAAATATCTTGCCTTGACTGCTGAAAGACTTTGGTTTGGTGTTACATTTATTGTTGAGGGAGAATCAATTGCACCTCCTGAACTATCCACAGTGTTGCCATAATTTACTGTTATATTCACAGGATAGTTTGCATCAACATCGCACAGATAATTTACTACTGCTATGCTTCCATAATCAAGTATGTTACTTGTAAAGGTAAGTGGTAGATTAGGCGTTCCTCGCCATTCAGTAAATGCATCCCAATCATTGCCAGTTGAACTTGCATCATAATCAGCCCAAGTTTCAACACTGTCAGGAAGGTATAAATTCTCTGCAATATCAAAATATCCGTTACCTGCCACCTTATCCTCCTAGGTTCTGTGTCTGTGACACACTTGTTCCAGTGTTACCTGCCGCCGCTAATTCTTCGTGGTATTTTTCAAACAAGAAATTATAGTATGCTTCTAGGTTATTTTTTCTTACAAATATACCACTTGGCAATTGATATGAATAATCAGTAAATCCACCATTGCTCAGGTCACTTGCATCTTCCCATTCTTCACCTGTTCTCTTTTGTGCCCATCTAACAGTGTGCCTAAATGTTTCATCACTGCCATCAAAATTAACCACAACATTGGATGGTATTCTTAATATACCTGTATATTCGTCATAGCGTGTTTTTACATCAGGATTATATCTACTCTGTGCGGCACTTCCAACATCAGGATCCATAATGTCAATTTTTCGTTCATTTACCAATCCGTTTGCACCAAATGTTCTTATAATCAATTGATCAATTCTAGTGTCCTTGGGCATAACAACACCCAATAACCAAAAACCATCCATTGTTCTATATGCATAACTACTACCATTCCAAAATGATTGTTTATATGTTTTTCTCACTGCCATACGATAGTAATCAGCACTGTCATTATGCAAATACTTGATTGGATTTGTATATTGTATTAGACTTGTTTCTCCATTTGCTTCCCAAAAGAACGTTGAATAGGTTGTAGTTGTATAACCAGCAAAATAAAATGTTCCGTCTGCCAGCGTGCCATTCCAAATAAATGCGTTGCTGGATGGTGCATAGGATTTTGAAAAATCATCAAATGATGTCATACCAGTGGGTTCATTTTGTGCATCAGGTGCCTCACCTGGAGCATTTACTTCAACTGGTTCTCCTGCACTATCAACATCTGGATCCAATGGCGGTGTTGTTGATGTTGGCACTGGCGGTAATGGTTTTGTGTATGGTATAATTGTGTAATCATCTGGGATGAATAATGGTGCATCCAATTCAATCTGTGGTCCGCTTGTAAATGGATACAGCGTTGCATCGTGTTCAACACCATCTATTGATATATTGCCGTCATTGTTTAATTTTAATCCAGTTACTCTAAATGTCTGTTGATTCAAATTGAGTATCGTGTCAGTAACCCTAATGATGTCACCAACTTCAACAGCCAATAATTCCTGCGTGCCTAGAAAACTAATCTGTCTTTGCACCCTACTCTTGTCATATATCATCTGTGCAAGGTCTCTTGCTATTGCAGGATTGGTTAGCGTGTGAAATGTAAATTCACCGTTTAATTCTTCATCATTATCAATAGTTTGATCCCCATTTACGTTATACACAACCTGTTGGTTGGTAAAGTTCTTGTCTGGGTCAATGTAATTTATGATAACCTGATTATATTTGGCATCCTTTCTTTCACCATCAATTGTAATGCCTCCAACAATATTTTCACTTGTTACGTCATATGCACTCGTAACAGTCGTTGATGCTATGTCAGTAGGATGTCCTCCATCCTCAACTTTTAATTTGTATCTGCCTTCAACAAATGGCATAATACCTCTTGCACCAGCAACCAATGTCTTAATATTGTCAAATACCTTTTGGCTGGTTGGCACAACAGCATTTATTGTCATTGCCCTACCAGTCTGCTTGTTTGAATACTGCACTGTTTGTTCATACTTGTTAGCCGCAATCTTGAATGCTTCCGCATCAATTTCACTTGCAGGCAATCCTGCTCCATATCTTGGGTTTTCAAGATAATCAAGTAGGCAGTTTGCTGGATTAAAATTATAACGCTTGGTTCTTGATGCATAGGTTCCGCTTAGATCCTTGCCTGAACCGTGTGTTCTAACGTCATACACTTTCTTACCATAGATGTCAAAACTTACATTTGGAATACCACCCGCATATGGGTTGTTGTCAGCATCTGCTTGTGATTTTATTTCCTTCCATTCAAAACGGCATACCACATAGGCAATGCCTGGCAATCTTCTGCGTTTCTTAGGCCAGTTTGGTGTTTGGTTTGCTAATGAACTCTGTCCTTGTGTTTCAGTTCCATTGAATATTTGGTATTGCATTCTGTTCTTAAATCTACCACTGCTTACTGTATAAACAGTTTCTGGTGTATGCACTGAACCCTGCGTGGGCAGTTCAACATCATTTACAATTAGTTTTCTAACACCGTGTATTTCACCCTCACAGATTGCATAAACGATATATAGATACTTGTTTGAAGTTCCATTTGATTCTGCAAATACTATGTTGCCACCTACGCGGCGATATCCATAAACCACAGGCAGAGGATTGTTTGTTCCTGTTTTAGATACAGTAACGCCCTGTGCCGCCTGTCCTGGATCTGGAACTGGTGGAGTATCAAATGCACCAAATGGCGAAAATACAAAGCCAACAACATCGCCAACAAAATTCACGACGCTTTTTACAACGCCTACCACTGCCTTGACGACACTTTTTACGACTTTCTTAATTGCCTTGGCTGCACCACCCATTAGTTTCTCTCCAGTTGTTTTACAAAATGATAACCAACTTCATTCATATGTTGTTTCTGAAAATAAATTCTGCTTCTGCGTAGGTAATCATCATTTGCCTTATAATCTTGTGTGTAATTCATACAGGATGCCTGAAAATAGATGCAACCATTGTCTATAAACCAATCCTGTATTGCCTGGAATAGATCATCAGCCAAATACTTGTTTCTAACATCTGGATGTATGAAGAACATTATGACTTCACCAAACAGGCTAGAGTTCCATAATTTCTGTGTGATATTACCAACCACGTATCCAACGAACACATCATCCTTTACCACAACCAGTATCTTATAATCAGGACTAATCATAACCTGCTTACACTGTTGCTTCACATAGTTTCTTTCTAATTGATCGTGACTGATTAAACCCGCATCAATGGCGTGTTGCACTGCTAGATCAGTAAATTTTTCTAATTCATTTGTTCTTAATTCTCTAATCATTATTTCTTACCCCACTTGATGTCCTGTATTGGTTCGTGTGCATATTGAAATCCAAAATCAGTTGCGTGTTCTCTCTGTAGGCTTCCTTGATTTGTTCTGCGTCCAGTAGTTCTGTTAAAGTTGGCAAATTGGCTGGTTACTTCCAAATTAATTGTTGCAGTCTGTTCAGCATTTTCAATTCTATAACTCGTAATCTTGCCCTTGAATATCACAATGGCTCTATCACCAGCACTGTCTCCAATCAATGAATAATCCGTTGGATCAAGAAATGCTTTTCTAATAGTAACAGGCTGGTTAATCTGATTTGAATCACACAAATCTAAAACCACTGCTATGTCCAATGCACTAAGGATAAGATTGATTGATGTAATCTGTAGATTGGCAGTTTCTGAAGTTTCGCTTACACCCAAAAAATTGCCCTGTGCTTCATAGGTATCACCATCATAATCAATATCAAATGGTGCATCAGTATAGAACTTGTTGGTGCTACCATTGATACCTATTTCAATTAGGGTAATGCCAATTAGGCTGTTACCTGCTAGGTAGGTGTTTTGATTTGCACTAAGTTCTCTGGGCATTACAATACCTCTTCAACGTCTATTTCGTAATTTACTAAATTGTTGGTTCCGTAATTAAATTCCTGTAAGTCATTTGCAAGTATCATTCTAAATGGAACATTGTTTGTGGTTATGCCTTCTAAATCAACTAGGTTTTCAACCAATGGTGGTTCTATGTTAAGCGTTGCATTACCTGACAAATCACTATTGACATCAGTTGTTGCCATATAGACTTTTGTGTGGTTTGCAAAACGAACAACATCACCTGCCTTCAAAACTGTCTGTGCTGATTGGTTTGTGCTAATGGCAATTGCCGTGTCACCAACTGAATGTGCTCCATCAACATTTGCAACCACGCTAGCCGCAACGGTTGATTGGCTTTCACTTACTGTTGGTATCACAATATCAAATTCATTTAGTGGTCCTTTTGCCTGCACTATGAATGCCTGTATTGGACGAAACTCTGCCTGTGACATAGTTGGAAATGATAGCGTTGCAGTCCATAAGGTTGTTGAATTGGTTGCCCTAATGCTTCTACCACTCTGCGTTGTTGTTGTCTTTGTTGTTGTATTTTGATTAAATTTTGCCCTGCTAAAACCTGGCGAAGTTGGAAAATTACCTATGTATGCCATTATGATATAACTCCTTGTTTGCCCTGTTTGGTTAAGGCATTGTTGATGATGCCTGTAATTGTGCTTCTTCTTCTTATAAGCAATTCATCAAATCCTTCAGCATCAACTGTATTGATGTTAAAATTAACAGTAACATCTCGTCCCATTTGATCGTTAGGAATAATTGTTCCTGCATTTGGACCCATACTCAAAATTTCTGGTCCAGATTCTCCTACGAGGTAATTTTGGTTAGCACCAACTGGACCACCCTTCTCTCTTGGACCCGTGTATTGCGAACTCTTAATGGCACTAATCTGTGCATAACCCTGTGCCGCAACCAATGCCGCCGCTCCAAGGTTGAATGGGAATGGTAAAGACAATGCCGCACTTATACCTCTTGCCACATTAACAACGGCTTCAGCAATAGCAACAGCCTTGGCAAGTTTAAATGCCTTTTCATTTGTCTGTCCTAGTGTGCTTAACAAATCCTTGCCTATGTTACCTAGCAATTGAAGCCTTTGCTTACCACTTAATTTTTCAATGTCCTCAACTTGAACAGTGCCTTTCTTGATTGCACCAAGAGTGTCACTTACCTGTTGTTTTTGTCGCTCTTGTTCTTTGTCATTATACTGTTTGTTCAGTGCTTCTCTTGCCTTGAGATATTCTTCTTCACTTAATAATTTTTGATCCTTGGCTTGTTCTAATGTTTCTAAACTTTTTTCCATTCTTGCCTTTTCAGGATCAAATTTATCCAACACGCCCTTGCCCAATGAGCCGCTTAATGATTTTAATTCATTTTCTAATGTTTTTCTTTCTTTCAATAAAACATTCTGTCTAACAGCCGCTTCTATTTCTGCTTTCTTGGCTTCAAGTAATTCTTTTGAAACGTCCGCCTGTGCAAACATTTCATCCAGTTTCAATTTTTCTAATTCTAAACTTACCTGTTGATCCACAGTTAAACCTTTAATGGCATCACCCTGTTTTCTGATGCCTGCTAGGACTTTTTCAACACTGCCAACAAATTGTAATTCTGCTTGATTGCTTAAACCAAGTTCTTGTAATATTTTTTTCTGTTCTTCTGCGGCAGCCTTGTTACCAGCCTGCACTTTTTCAATTAGTGAAATAAATCTTGTTGTCGCCGCTTCAATTTCACCCATCTTCTTAATTTGTGTATCATCTGAAAATACGCCTAGCACATCTTCAAACTT